CCCCCCCATGGTTGCACGTGCGTCTAGAATGGACGTACTTACTGAATGGAGTATGAAATGACTAGGATTCGGACACGAATCAAGCGCGATGCTGTCTTTATTGGACAGTATCGTGACTGGATTACGCCCGGGTCGCCTCCCACCTCTCCTTTTGTGGCGCGACTCGAAGATGGTGTTGAGTCCATCTTTGATGAGAACCACGGAGTGAAGTGGACTCAGGGAAGTGAAATGTGGCTAGATCGTTATCTTGTCACACGTACACCATCTGAGGAAGCGACGATTTATCGTCCTAATCATTCTGGTCCTAACGACGGGATTGCCTATCAAGGCAAACTCACTGCTAGGCAGCCAACCTATGGGGACCTTCCCGACGGTCAAACGCTTGCGTATGACTACGGTGCCGATCTCTATAATCTGGCTAAACCAGATAGACCGATCTTTAGAGGACTCAACGCCTTTTATGAGTTAAAAGACATACCGGGCGCTCTAAAGCAGCGTTTTGAGCTTCTCCGTGCTCGTGGGTGGGGCGATTTATACCTCGCCTACCAGTTCGGATGGGCTCCTTTAATGCAGGATGTTCGCGACTTCGTCGTGTCCCATTTTGCGTTAAAGAAGACGCTCGATCAATTCATACGTGATGAAGGTAAAGCAGTCAGAAGACATGCCCGTTTAAAGACGGTTACGTATGGCCCTTCGCCGTCCGGCTACAATCAGTATGCCGGCTTCGAACAGTCGTTCGTCACCCCTATATACAGGTCTGTTCCATTCGTTTTAGAAACTCATCAGAGCATCTACGACGTATGGTTTTCTGGTCGCTTTAAGTATTATCTACCGCCGGGCCCTCGGGACTGGAGGTGGACCGCTAGTATGGTCGCTAGGATTTATGGGTTTAACCCTACTCCAGCAGCCATCTATCGCATGATTCCATGGACATGGCTCGTGGATTGGTTTACCAATGTCGGAAATGTCCTTGAAAACATGGATACTACGGTGGTCGACCGACTCGCAAATGATTACGCTTATGTTATGTGTCATACACAAGACGTAGGCAAGATCGATGTGGTCGGCAGATTCCTTTCCAGTAATGACTGGGATGGACCTGCACCGTCTCTTCGTGCTTCAACCAGCCTCGTTCGTGAACAGAAACGTAGGTTTGGTTGTGATCCGTTCAGCTTCCGCTATCAGGGAGAACCACTCTCTGGTGAGCAAGTAGCTATATTGGGCGCTTTAGGTCTCACAAAGACCTCGAGATCCCACTATATCTAATCACGTCGTGAGACGTTTATCTTCCTTTTAATGGATGGAGCCTACGATGTTTTCAGATCCTATCAGCGTCCTCTATGAGGGTGCAGCGAAAAACCATGTGCGTACGTCGGCGGATAATCCGTCGTCGTTCACATATGTCGACGAAACTGATGGTGTGACTCAGATCGTTTCGATCCGTCAAACCAACAGCAAGTCGCGGTTCCGTCACGAATTTCGTATCTCTCGATCGAAGATCGCGGCGGATCCTATCACGCTCGCTAACGGCGAAATCGGTTCCTCGGTTTATCTCGTCATTGACGAGCCGCGGTCCGGTTTTACCGACACTGACCTAAACGATATGGCTGTCTCGCTGTTCAAGTATTTGAGCGGCGCGGCACCTACCGATACGGGCAATGTGTTGAAGCTTCTGACCGGCGAATATTGATTCATCACCGGTATTCGTCCTGACATCGTACAGTGATGTTTCCTTCTAAAGGAGGTTACACTGAAACGACTGACAGAGCTCCTGCTGAACCTAGTCTTAGAATTAGGCAATCAGCTAGACGCGTGCGTAGTGCGTGACCTGAGTTATATTAGGTCACGTATCGAACACGAAGGTGTATCGTTCCTAACGATATCCTTGGCCGATTTCGGTACAAGCGTTGAAACTTGTATCGAACGCGGTTTTGCTACGCGTTCCGATTTCGCCGGTTTCCGGCGCGATCGTGGACGGTGTCTCCCTTCATTCCTGAAAGGTTTCACTAGCAGAGTGTTCGATGAGATGGGTTGTGTTCTACAGGATGCAGACCCGGACGCTTTATACGCGCTCCGGCAAATCTGTTATCTATGTAAGAAAATACGGTTCGAGTGCGCGGGTTTCCGCAAACTCAAAGCCATACGTTCTTACAAATCTGTAGAGGAGGACCTCTTCCATGTTTCGACAAGACTGGCTGAGTCTCATTGCGAGGTTTTTGATCTCGCGGCGAGGCTTTTGGTGCATTCTGTTTTTACAGATTATCATCCTGACAGTTTGTCTTGTGGCCATGGTCCTGGTGCTACTGCCGACGGCCTGCACAGAAATAGTCGCAGATCGATTAGGCAGTGGTACAACAGGTCCGAGGACGTCTTTCCGAGTGCGGTACACGTCTTGCCGAATTTCGGTGAATACGAATACCTCCGCTCGGTCAGATTCTTGAATTTTTGGGACGAACCGCCTGTTAAGGTTGTGTTCGTTCCGAAGACACTCAAGACTCCACGAGTAATTGCAGTCGAGCCGCATAATGTTCAATTTATGCAGCAAGGATTGATGAAGTACTTTGTTAGCCGGATCGAACGTTCTCCCTTCGGGGAGTCCGTGCGGTTTCGCGATCAGAGTGTAAATTACTCGTACGCAAGACGTGGTTCGATTGCTAAGCACTTTACGACGATCGACCTTTCTGAAGCGTCGGATAGGATATCCATCGCTCTAGTGAGGAAGATTTTCGGCTCTCATGGCCCTTTATTTCAGGCCATGTTAGCGTGCCGATCTCTCCGGGCCCGTCTTCCTGACGGGACTGTTCTAACAATGAACAAGTTCGCATCAATGGGGAGTGCAATGTGCTTCCCTACGATGAGCCTATGCGTTTTCGTCATTGTTTTGGCGGCTGTGCATAAGCAGTTAGGAATTCGTCCTACTATACGTTCAATGAGACGTCTCTCAAAGAACGTCAAGATCTTCGGTGACGATATTATCGTCCCGAAGGCTTGGCACGAATCCGTTGTTACCGAACTTGAGGTTTACGGACTTCGAGTTAATCGGCGCAAGTCATTCTCTGAATCACACTTTAGAGAATCTTGCGGTGGCGACTTTTACAAAGGATACGAGGTAACCCCCGTATACCTTCGTGAGTCTGTCCCCGACGGTAATAGCCGCTGGTCGATCCAACAGGCGCTAAGTCTGGCTTCAACATCCGATCAGTTTTATCTGAAAGGACTATGGAGCACGGCTCAACTCCTGCGAGATTGGATTGAACATGGGGTACGAAAGCGTATACCTCGTAGTACTCTTAAGATCGATCATAAAGACCTTGGTCTTCGTGATTATTCTGCTGAGTATTCGGGGCTTACATATAAGTCTCTCATGTTCAACACGGGCTACACAAGGTGGGATAGAAATCTGCATCAATTGCAGCGTTCCGTCCTTTGCCCTGTGGCAGTTCGTCAGCGTGATATTGCTGACACAGCTGTATCACGATGGTTCCTCGCTTTCGAAAATATCGGAAACGATACTTCGATCGACATGGAAACTAGCGTGAAGGCCTGGCATCTTCGTCAAAAAGCCAGGTGGGTGCGTTAGGAACGCACATAGGGCGTAAAGAACCCTATCTA